CCGAAGTCGACCCCGCCGAGGTAGTCGCCCAGGCGAAGGCCAAGGCAGACGACGCCGAAGCACGCGCGACAGCGCAGACCAAGGCAGCCGCCGAAGCCCGACGCGACCTCGCCCTCTACCGCGCTGCAGACGACACCGACGCCGATGCTGTCGCACTGCTCGACTCCCTCACGTTCCGAACCACCATCGCTGCGATCGACCCGGACGCAACGGATCTCGAGGACCAGCTGAAGACCGCGATCGAGAACGCGATCGCCGAGCACCCACGCCTGCGCAAGCCGAAGAAGGACGGCCCCGCACGTTCGGGTGCCGACCTCTCCGCCGGCAACGGCGACCCCACCGCCGGTGAGCCCAAGGCCACCGACATCGATTCCCTCCGAGTTTCGCGCCGCAAGCGGCGCGATGCCCGCTGACCCGTAAGGAGCCCACACCGTGGCAAACAACTTCCTCACCCCCGACGTCATCGCACGCCAGGCCCTCGCGACGCTCTACGAATCGCTGGTCATGGTGCCACTCGTGCACACCGACCACTCTCGCGAGTTCACCGCGCAGAAGGTCGGCAACACGGTCAACGTCCGCAAGCCCGCTGTCTTCGAGGCCAAGGATTTCAACCGAGCAACCGGCATCGAGATCCAGTCCGCCACCGAAGGCCAGATCCCGGTGGTCCTCGATCGCATCGCAGACGTCTCGTTCGAGGTGACCTCGGAAGAGCTCACGCTCGATATCGAGGACTTCGACGAGCAGCTTCTCACCCCGGCCATGGAGGCGATTGCGCAGAAGATCGACCGCGCCATCCTCTCCCTGCGGGACGACGTAACCCAGGAAGCCGGTCTGCCTGCGCAGGCAGGATTCGAGTGGAACAAGCCCGAGGCGCTGATCGAGGTTGGGCGCGTCCTCGACATCAACAAGCTCCCGGAGACGCTGCGGCACGCAGTCATCGGCCCCACGACTAAGGCCCAGTGGCTCAACGCCGACATCATCAAGCACGCTGACAAGTCGGGCAGCACCGAGGCACTGCGCCGCGGCTCTCTCGGCCGCGACGTGTTCGGCTTCGACGTCTACCAGACGCAGAACGTCGGTCAGCCGAAGGCTCCCGGCGCGCAGGCAGCCGGCGACCCCACCACCGAGGTCGGCGTCGGATTCCACCCGACCGCGTTCGCTTTCGTCAGCGCACCTCTGGAGATTGCACCCGGCAGCAACGCCGAGGTCGCAACCTACAAGGGCATCAGCATCCGCATCGCTTCGGACTACGACATCAACAAGAAGGTGTCGGTCATCTCGCTCGACACGCTGTACGGCGTGAAGACGATCGACAAGAACCGTGCGGTGCTGATCAAGGGCGCCGACAAGGCCTGAGCCTGATGCCCACCTTCCGTAATCGCAACAGCGGCCAGGTTGTGCAGGTAGACGACGATCCGTCGCACCTGTCCGACCTGGCCCGCTGGGAACGCATCGAGGAGGGGCTCAGCGCCCCAGCCGAATTGACGCACACCCCGTCGAGTGATGTCACTTCGGAAGTCGGCGGTCACACCGTCGAACCGACAACCAACGATGGCCTCGAATCGGCCGAAGCGGCCATCGAATCGGCCGAAACGAAGGTCGCCGACGCGACCGACGCAGCCGAGGACGCACAGACGGCACTCGAGGCAGCCCACGAGGACGCCACCGCACAGGTCCAGGAACTCAGCGGCGAACTCGCGGACACACTCCCGGCAGCCGACGCAGAACGATCCGACTGGGTTGCCTACGCCCTCGCGCACGGCAAGACCGAGGACGACGTCAAGGGCGTGTCGACCAAGAAGATCGCGGCTTGGTTCCTGCCGGCCAAGTGATCGAAAGGCGGTGACCGATGGGCATTCTGGTTCACGCAACGCCTGACGATCTCGTCGACGGGGACTGGTTCGAGTCAGTCCCCGTCGGGGCGGCGTCGCTACTGCGGTCTGCGAGCATTCTGGTCAGCAAAGCGACCAGGCATGACCGATACGACACAACACCGGCAGGAGCGCCGTCCGACCCGACGGTTGCCGAAGCGTTTCGCGATGCGACGTGCCAGCAGGTCACCGAGTGGAGCGCGGCGAAGGTGGATCCGAACAAAGGTGCCTTCGGGCAAGACCTTCAGATCGGATCGCAGTCGGTGCCAGGCGGTTCGGTGACCTATGCCGGGCAGGCGACGGTCGAACAGCGCGCGAAAGCGGCAACTCAGCTTTCGGAACTCGCGTTCGACGTGCTGACGAATGCCGGGCTCGGCACACGCGCGCCGAGGTACCTGTAATGGAGTTCCCAGCAGGATCGATGCTCACCGTTCTCCGTGCACCTGATGTCGACGTGCACGGAGACGGTGACTACGAGGAAGTCGGGTCGATCGGCCCGTGCGACAGCCCCCGCATGGCAGGCGGTCACCAGGGGAACCGACAGGATCGCGACACCAACACGATTCCGGTGTCCGCTCCGGTCGGATCAGACGTTCGTAAGAGCGACCGAATCAAACTCCCGGACGGGACGATCGCGTCGATCACATCGGACGTCGAACCCCAGACCAACCCGTTCACAGGATGGACACCGTTCATCCGGTTCACTCTCACGGAGGTGACGTGATGGGTTCCCTGAGAACGAGTTCCGCTGGAAACAACCTGGACGTGTACCTGAGTGAATCCGATGACCTCGCGAAGGTCCTTCACACCAAGTGTGAGATCGGTGCGGCGTTCTGGACGGCGAACTCTCGCAAGCGAACCGGCTACAACTCGCAATCCGTGACCACGCTGCTGACTCGCGGAGGCCTCAACGGCACGAAACAGGTCGGCGTGATCTACGCGTTCGGCCACTACGCGCGGTTCCGTGAACACGGCACCCGATACAACAGGCCAGAACGGGTTCTTGCGCAGGCCATTTCAGTGATCGAGTCCACATGATGGGGCCATTTCCCGACGCTGAACAGGTGCTCGTCGACCTGCTCGCACCATTCGGGCACGCATGCACCTATCTACCAGTCGACCAAAAAGGCGACTTCGACGTCACGAAGATGCCGGTCATCTGGATCACCCGAAACGGCGGCAGCCGCGACGAGATCACCGACCGCCCGATCCTGCAGGTCGCCGTCTTCGCCCGGAAACGATCAACATCGACCGGCATCGCCGAACAGTGCCGCGAAGCGGTCCTGAACTCGGTCAACCGCAAGATCGCGGGCGCACTCGTCGACGCCGCTCGCGAGGTCACCGGTGTAACGCAACTCCCGGACATCGACC